ATCGTGTTAGAAGTATTACTCAAGGGAGCAGCTCTTCCATTCCTACCAGCAGTTGACGTTATTGGTAACGTTACTGGAATCGTCAAAGCATTAGGCGGTGAAGGTGTTGTTGGTTTAGTGGCAGTATGGGTACTGTATTCAATTTGGAAGAACAAATAAGTCTTAAGTTCTTTTAGTTATAAAGCAAGCGTGGATATTCATTTATATTCACGCTTTTTTATTGGCTATTGTCTTAACCCTATTAAGATGTCTACGACATCTGCATTTCGCTTGCGCTCATGCTTTTCTTTCTAAGCTAATTAACTTTGACTCTTACTATGATTAATGTAAGTTCTTAATGCTTTATCTAGATCCTTCAGTCACAATTTACCTATCCGAGGCAAATTGCAACGATGAACTTTATCTGAGTCCTGTTCGCACACTAACTAAAAGAGATTGTAATCACATACACGGAAGCGGTCAGCCTGTACTCCCTACTCTAGATTTATCTGGCGGTAGCATTCATAGCCATAGTTAGCTAACTATGAACTGCTCTTGGGTCGGTTTGTTTCGGAGCCCAAATCATTTGGTTTTTACACCTATAGAACTGCACTTGCCGTCATGTGCTTAGTCTTATCTAAGCGTTCCACGTGCGGTACTTAAACGTAGCACGATCTCCTCATGACACAGTATTAACTGCGATAGTGGCTATTTTATTCTTTTATTATTAAATCTTTTACGGAGCCTTTACCAAGTTTAATTTGGATGATACCGTTGTAGTTGTTTTCTTTCAACAGCACACCTTCTTTAAATTGATAGTACGCTTCCATGTAGTTTGTTTCACCGCGGGATTTACATAAATGTATGATCTCACGTGTAAACTTGTCTTTTCCTAGCCTAGTCATATCTTCAACTAGTCTAGCAGATGAACCCCAATAGTCTTTCCAATCAGTTTCAACTGTTTCCCTGCGCTTGTTTTTCTTGCCTTTTAGAGGTGGTCTCTTTTTGATGGTAGTAAAATATTTGCGGCCTATATAATCATGGCCATTTGTGGTATTTGTTATTCTGTAGATAAAACCATAGTTGTCAAGAATATCCTCAGACTCAAAAGTTTTACCGAGATAAGTCCAGGGATATTCATATGACATAGAGTTATTTATTTAGAACCCAGTGCGTTTTTCTTCTCTTGGATTTCTGCACGTCTAGCCTTGGCTAGTTTAGCTAGATCACCTAGTGCGCCACGGGCACGTGCCGCTGAAGCTTTAACGCCTTTGCCTTCAAATTTTTCTGATTCTGCTTTGTATAGTTCAACTGATGCTAAAATATCGTCATGAATTGCCATGTTTACTTTTCCTTTTTAAAATTATACTACTCTTGCTTGTTTACGAGCGATTTCTTTCGTAATCTTTGATTTATCTTTCTTGCGCTGTGTCTTGCCAACTAGTTCTGTCAATTGTGCGATATTCAATGGACGTAGTCTTGGTTTACCACTTTTATATTGTAGTGGATGATTGTGTCTTTTACTTGGGTGAACTCTTGCTGTTGCGCCGCCGGCCATTGGATGGACTCCTTGCTATATTGTGTTATTTACTATTAAAATTGACATATAAAATTATTTCTTCTACGCAGGTATTTGGTTTAATCATAGTCGCATAATCGATAAATTCTGCTACATCTTTACAATCAACTCCGTTGCCTGTCCAACTTGGTCTAGATCTACTTAATTCAGTGTCTAGTCTGTCTAAAGTAATTAGCGTAGTTTTAAACTTGACTAGGTCATTCTTGAAAGCGGCGGTGCATTGCTTACTAGCATGTGCTAGTGCGGCTTTAGCAGTACGATAGGTTTCAAACATGGGTTCTGGACCTACTATAGATTTCTCACCAACACTACCGATATTAAAAATATATCCTTGTTTATCATTGGCTTTCCACTGTTGATAAACTTCGTATAATAAATTAGTTTGTGCAAAATTAGCCCAAGGTTCGTGTGGTGGGCCATCAAATGCATTATTGATGAATATGTCAAATTCTAGACTTTGTTCAGCAATCTCTTTTGCCTGCTTAGTGATATCGTATCCTTGTTGTCTTGAGATACTAACAGCATTAAAATGATTAACCAAAGTTAATCCTAGTCCACGATTACCGCCTGTTACTAACATCTTCATCTTTTACTGCCTCCTTGATCCCATACCTTGGTTAATTTACTACCACAGGTTAGAGCACACTCAAATATTCTACCATTGGCTAAATCTTTATTCCAGCTGTCAACGATATGTTGCCAAAATCCGTTAGCAAATATTTCCTCCAATGATTTAACGTGTATGTCTAAATTGTCTCGACCATACTGTTTAATTAATTCTTGAATTTGATTTTTACCATTTACGTTACTTAATTCATTATGTCCAGGCAAGGTATCTGCATCATGAAACCTCTTATCATATAGATTATGTGTAAAGAAATTACAAGGCATAACTAAACCTTCTCCTGTTATTGCTACTTTCTTTCCTAATAATGCATCACAGTGAATTTCTGTAGAATTAAAGTAGTCTTTTATATTATTGTATTCATTCTTCAATTCTGTCAACCTAATCATTGAACTATTTTTATATTGTGTATTAACTGGTGGTTCTAATGTATATCCGGGTGCCGGCCATGCAGACATTTCTTCTATCAGAGTATGATTAAAAAATCTACCTGTGTTACGAGGCAAGAACGATTCAAATCCCATGTCTTGACTTAATTGTCTGGCTAGGTCAACCTGATGTTCATTATGACGGAATACAATATAGTTCCACTGCGCCTTGCCACCAGCTGAGATAAATGCACGGGTATTAGCCATAACTTTATTCCAACCAACATTGCGTCTATATAGATGATTAGTATCTCCTAATCCATCTATGCCAAAATCTATTTTACCATAGCCGTTTAGTATAACGGCTAACTCTGCCCACCATTCGGAGCTGCGTATACCACCATTTGTGTGTAAGTATAACCAAACTGTAGGACTTTTGCTACGGAAGTCTCGTAAAATATCTAAAAAGTCAGGGTGTGCTATAGGGTCGCCATAGCTACCACAGAAAAATACTTGTCGCAATCTACTAACTAATTCTACAGGAAATGCACGATCAATGGTCTGACGATCTAAGTAAACCACAGGTAAATGCGGATTAACTTCTCCACCGTTGACATTACGAGGGCATTGAGGGCAGGCAGCATTACAATTGGTTGTAATTTCAATTTGGTATTCGGTTATATTATTATAATCAAACATCTGGTAAATCTTTAAAAAAATCTTTAGCTATGCTAACTAGCTCGCTGTTAGTTTTAAATATAGTTCCTGCTAATTTTGGCCCTGGCCGCCTTAAATTTATTAACCAATCAGTAGTAGGCGTAGCGAACTCGATTATCCAAACACCATTGTGTCCTAGATATAAATTGGGGCTGATGAATATAGGATCAGAATCTTTTTTATGTAGGTACACGGGATAAAATCTCCCACTCCATAATTCTTTTTCCAAAAGTACATCGTCGAGCTCGATGATTTTAATTTCAACATGTTTGTCGATAGATAATTCTCCAGTGTCGTCATACCCATGATCATGTTTAGTTTTACCATAATGTATTATCTTAAGCTCATGCATTCCGTCTTCGATGTCACAATTAAATTCGTATTCATCCTGTGCCTGGCCATCGTAAAGTGTTAGGTAATCATCAACAAGTATTTTTAATTGCGGAGCACCTAATCTACGTTCTACATCAAATTGAATTTTTAACTTCAATGTATAACTCCGGCTAATTTACGCAGACGTTCTTGGTATTTGTCCATCATAACCTTTAGTTGATCATCGCCTTTCCAAAAAGTATAGCCCAATTTAACGGCATGCTCTTGTGCTTCAATTCTGCGCATAATACGTTCTTTGTAATTTAATTCTGGGTTATCAGTACACACCCATTCTGTGCCCTGCGGTCGTTGACTATTGATACCGATAATGTTTAAAGTCTTTGGATTCTCATACATTTCTGTACCTTCTTCAATCGTTAATGTTGTTCCTAGATTAACTCCGATGATGGTCCCATCAGCAACATATCTTTGATATTTGGTTAACATATCTAATGTTTCTTGAAAATCTGCACGAGTTTCTGTAGGAAATCCCACGATTAATAATAAGTATACCTGCATTTTATATTTGCTATACATCTGCATATTATAATCTAAATCTTCATTGGTAAATCCTTTTTTCATATGATCACGCACACGGTCGCTGCCAGACTCTACTCCAATAACCATAGTTTCGGCACCCCCACCAGACATAAGTTCAAAATCTTTGGGTTTAAATGCTTTACGGCCATAAATGATAGCATGGCTACTATATCTAAAATATTTTTCAGGTAACTGATTTTGAATATAATAATCAATTAATGTCTGATTAAATTCACGAAAATCTCTTACGCTACCATTACATAGTGCGTCATGGAAAAAATAATTCCTTACATTGTATTTTTCATAATATGTAATCATTTCGTTGGCTAATTGTGTGCCACGTTTATATCTAAAACCACCTTGCATAGTTGGGATATCACAGAATACACAATGCCTTAAACAACCGCGACTCGTCTCCATTGGTAATACTCCGCCCTCATACCCACTTTGATATTTGGTGATAGCAAAGTCATCAAAATCCATTAGTTCATGCTCTTGCACATTGCTACGTAGTGCTAAAAAGTCTGTATTAATTCCGGCTACATTATAGTTACCTTTAATAATTTCAGGTATGGTTGTTTCAGCTTCACCTCGAATCCAGTGGTCGATTAATCCTTGATCTTTAAGATAGTGTGCAAAAGATGGAACAGTACTATAACTACCATTTTCTTCTCTGATTAATCCTTGCCCTCCGACAATGATCTCCCCAGTTGCTTTGGGTTTAAGTTCACGCAACAAACATTCAACAAATCTCTGAGCTTGCCAACTGAATACGCTAATAAATATTTTTTTAGGATTGTATTGAATAACATTAGATACCCATTTAGAAATAAACGAATCAAAAATGTCCTGGGTTTGTTGGTCTAATACTTTATTTTTAACAAATAAATAATCATCAATTTTATTAAAAATTTCTTGGTCAATTGTTTGTTTGAATTCTGTAAAATAGTCTAGATTAATATCTAAAATTTTACTAGATACATTATGACGATTAAGTATTCCTTTGATAATAGCCGGCGCCGCTGCAGGGCGTAACGGGGCTACTCTAGGAATGGATAGTATAACTGCATAGGTCATGTTATGTCTACATCTGTATTATACGAAGTAAAACCATTTTCTTTTACAACGGTTAATACATTATTTACACGCCCACCTAGCTCATCACGGTGTGATACTAGCCAAATTGATTTATGTGAATCACGGCTCATCTTCTTAAGGATAGCCATGGCGTTCTCTACACCACTAGCATCCATGCCACTGTCAATCAACTCATCAATAAACAACAAGTTGATTGGTTGATACAATGACTCCCACACATCACGGAAACTCCATGACAATGAAAGTATTAATCTATTACGTTCACCTCTAGACAAGTTGTCAAAGTCTAGTTCTCTGCCTAGTTCAGTGATGTTGACGCTTAGGTCATTCATAAACACCACAGTATGGGGTAAGCCAATACGGTCAAGATATTGGCTTAATCTCGCGTTCAAGTAGCTGAGATTTTGATCGATGATTCTCTTACGGATGTAAGAATCTTTATTAGTTAATAGTTTGTATAAGAACTCTTGATGATCCTTGACTCGACTCAATTCATTCATCTTGGTATAATCAATTTCAGCAAGGGCAGTAGCCTTCATATCTGCAATCTGTTCAGTATAAGGATCTTCTTCTGCGGTCTTGCTGGTGATCTGTTCTTGTATGCTGGCGATACTGCTACGATGTTGGATAGCATCACCTTCATTGTCATAAAATGTCTTAGGCTGTGATCCTAACTCACCTAATTCTTGTTTTGCTAAGATAAGTGCTTCTAAATCTCCAGCATGAATACCTTGCTGTGTTTCGGCATCACGAAGTTTGCTTTCTTTAATAGCCAATAGTTCTTCATGTTTACTATCATGTAAATCTTGTCCGCAGGTATTACACTTATGTTCACGTAAAGTAGCAATATCACCTGTTAAGTTAGCGATACCTTTGACTTCACGAGATAGATCCTGCTCACTGCGTGCTATGGCTTTGTCTAAATCTGTAATGTCTTTACTTTTTTGATTGTATATTAATAATTCTTTATGTGCGACTATCTCTGCATCGATATCTAATTTAAGTAATTCATCTAATGCTGTCTGTAATTTAGCGACGTCATCTTTGCGTTTAGTTAACCACAACATCTGACGACGCTGTGTGGCTTCGATCTGTTCTTCAATACGCTTATTGGCATCAGCCACTGCCTTGATGTTGGCTTCTTCCTGTTGTATGGCGTCCTTTGTAGCCTTACTCTGCTCTTTGAGTGCTTCTGCTTTCTCACTCAATAAAGTAATACCCAGGAGTTGCTCGATTATAGCACGCTGATCGTTTGGCTTTAATGCTAGGAATGGTTCTGTGTATGTATTCAGAGCCACCACGTGCTTGAACATCTCATGACTCATGCCCAATAAACGTTCAATTTCTTGTTGCGTTTCTCTGCTGTCGCCTTGACTGTTGTCGTCTTTGGCTTCTTGTTCTTGTTCGCCTATGTAGAATTTTAATACATTAGGCTTACGTCCACGCTCAATCTTATAGTCAACCCCATTGACTTCAAAGTCGATAGTGACCAACATGGCTTTGGTATTAGTTTTATTAACCAGATTATCTTTGCGGATGTTAGTCAGTGCTGTGCCATATAGTGCATACGACAATGCATTGATGATAGTAGTTTTACCTGTGCCGTTACGTGCACCTGTGTCGTCACCACCTAGGTCGATGTTTTCACCTAAGACCAACGTAAGGTCTTTACGGTCAAAGTTAACAGCCTGGGTTGAATTACCCACGCTCATAAAGTTTTTAACTGTTAGGTATTTTATTTTAAACATGTTTATAAATCAAATTAGCCAAATATTCGTGCCCATCTTCTAGTATATGTCCGTGCCCACCAATTGGGAATTGATCTGCGAGTTGATCAATATAAAATTCATTCCAACGATAAAATTTAGAAAAGTCTATTAGACTTATATAATACTGTATTTCTTTGTATTCGTCAAAGATTTGTTCGTCATTCATCATATCAATGTTAATTAAATCTTTTACAGAATCTTTAAAAGATTCTTTAGGAGCTAACCATTTAGATAAATTATTTTCCATGGTATTCAACATCAGATATTTTTTATCTTTTAATATTTGTTGTAACTGGATAATTTGTTGTAGCCATAATTTAAATGCAAATAATTCATTATACCAATATTTGTATAAGTTATGACCCCAATCATAATAAAAATTTTCATTTTCATACAATGAGTTTTCCAAATTGGGATTAAAATTAGTTTCAAAATTATTATCGCTTTTATAAAAAGTAAATCTAGAATATGTCGTCCAAGAAATTAAATATAAATCATAATTTTCTTGAGTGTTTTTTATAGTTTGATATAAAGTCCTAGCATTAGTACCACCATTGGTTGCATTATTATCAATTGTAGCTGATAGTTTTTCCGCTAATCTAGCAGGCCAGGCAGATTTGTTTGGATTTTTTAACTCATCGCCATAGGTAAAACTGCAACCACAAGCATATATCCTCATAGATGCCTATAGATATCTAATAATAAATTTGGATCGTAATGATCACTGGCGATGTTAGTTAATTGGCTGGTTACAATACTGTCAATACTTTCAAATTTGATGTTGCCTAAGATAATATCTTGGCCGATATCCATGTTCTTAACCGGTAGTAAGGTTAATTCACGTAATTGATACGTACCAACAAATGTTTCTTTGATAAATGTCGCTTCTTCGTAACTGATGTCAATGTCTAGATTAACACGGCAGTGCATGTTTGGTAATAATAATGATTCAGGAGTCTTGAGTACATCACTTAGGTTCAGCACACGATATCTAGGTTGCCCTGGCCAAGTGTGGAACACAGGCTCTTGTCCCCACTCAATGATCATCATACCACGAGCATCATCACCGGCATCTGCATAGTTATGCGGGAAACAGTTGCCCATATAGGTAATGTTGCTGCGTGTCTGACGTTTATGGAAGTGCCCAGTGAATACCTTTTCTACACCATTGAACGCACCTTCTTTGATTTCTCCAGTGTCCGGCATGGCCACCATGGCATTCATATAGAAGTGCGGTAGTTCTAAATGGCCAAACATATACTTGGCTGAGATCTTACCTAGTTTCTTATGATCATCACCAACTAGCCACGGAACGATACTGACATCACCTTCAGTGTAGAAGTCATTGATGATCTCAATGTTGGGAATATGTCTAGCCCACTCGGCTGATTGGATGTCACGTTTATCTCTATAGTAGAGATCGTGATTACCTGGGATGAAGAACACACGATCAAAGGCCTTGCCTAATAACTCTAGGGCAGTAAGACTGTAGTTGAGTGTGACTATGTTGATCGCCGCCCGATTGTTATGCCAGTCACCGGTCATGAAACAGGTATCACAGCCTTCAGCTCGGGCAGTTTCTATAAACCATTTAACAAAGTTAAGACAATCGTCGTTGTGTGTGGCACTGTTAGACTTTAATCCAAAGTGGATATCCGTTAAAACAGCTGCCTTCTTGAATAGATTAGCCATAGTTATAGTATACGCAGGTTAAGAGTAAAGTGCAAATCTAATGTCGCCAATTATTCTTCGTAGTGACCGCCACCAGCACCCCAGTCACCCTGACGAGTGTAACTAGGACTGTAGTTGTTCATCTCTAAAATATCATCACGGATATTTTGATTACGTTTTTCTATGTTTAGTACACGAGTGAAACTGTTGGTAATAGCCGCAGTATAGTAAGCAAAAGGATTTTGACTCTTTGCCTCATCAAACTGTAGACCAATCTGGCTTAACTGTAATAATGCTTGGCTACGCATCTCGTCGTTGTAGGTATATCCACGCCAGTTAGAACGTGTCGCATAGCGTTCACATAATTTGATAAACATATGAGCTAGTTTAGCAGTCATAGTACCATGATCTTTAGTAAACTTACCCTTTTCAATATCACCTTTCCAATGGCTTTTACCTACACATACCGGAGTTAATTCTTCTGTAACTTGATAGTGTTGGAATGGGGGGAAGTTAACTTTGGTATACTTGGTAACACCTTTGACTACTATAGGCTCATCATATTCAGTTTCAAAATTGTCTTCATCAGAGTCATATTCTTCTTGTGCTTTGGCATCAGCTTTCTTTTGTTTAACATCATCAATTGGTATATGCGCCCAGGTCATGACACGGAATACCACATCAGTCACGGGAATATCTTTAGTTGGCGTTAAAAACTCATCTAATTTACGTTTATTTCCTAACAGTAGTTCTGCTTCTTGTGCTTCTTTAGCTAGTCTCTCTGCACGAGCTTTGCGTGCTTCTTGTACAGCTTTTTTAGTGATCTTGTCAACGCCAAGGACAATCATGTCATAACTTTTTACCTCATCGCTGATAAAACTACAATAAGTTAATTTACTTTTTGCAATTTCTTTAAGAATATCTTTATTGTTTAGATAATTTACCTTTCTAGCCATGTTTACGTTTCCTTTTAAACTACTACTATTATACAACCTATAAATACATAAAAGCAAGAGGTATTTATATTATGGCTTTACCAAATTTTTCTAGCATAGCAAAATCAGTGACCAGCTTCGCACAAGGCACTAGTATGCCCAAGAGCGGAGGCACTGCTTTTGATCTATTAAATCCTGCAAATGCTCGTAGAGCGATATCAGGACTCCTGCCCGGCGGACTAAGCGGCCTAGCCAAAAATATCCCTAATATAGGATTTTCGGGTGGCCAAGGTGCTGGTGCTAGTGCTGCTGGTGAAGACGACTGGCGTGTACGACTAAGTCTAGCTGATAGTGCTACCATATTTTATAAAGACTCATCTGCAAATAATTCAATTATGGCTCCTTTAGTTGAAACCAATGGGGTCATTTGGCCATATACACCTAGTATACAAGTTAGTCATGTTGCTAACTATTCAACGGCCGTGCTTACACATAGTAATTATTCCGCGCACTTCTATAACAACTCAGATGTGAGTGACATCACTGTCAGTGGTGAATTCACCGTACAAAGTGTAGAAGAAGGAAAATACCTAATGGCTGCTATATATTTCCTAAGATCAGCTACTAAAATGTTCTTTGGTGGTGGTGCAAATGCAGGAAATCCACCGCCGATATTATTCTTAGATGGATATGGTAGTCACTATTTCCCACACGTACCATGTGTGGTTACTAACTTTACGCATAATCTATCTAATGATGTTGACTATTTACAAGTGCCTATCACACAGACTACATTAGAAGATGTTACATTAACCGCACCAGATAATCCAAATGGCGCTGTGAGTTACCTAGACAATGAAGGAATGAAATACATACCAGATATGGGACGAGGCACTAGTCCACAAAAAACTGTTACTAGTCAAAAATATACCAGTATAACATCAACTACACGGGTACCAACTGCTAGCACGGTATCAGTGACTCTACGTCCGGTTTACAGTAGACAGAATCTACATGATAAATTTAATCTTGCTGACTTTGCCCAGGGTAAACTAGTCGGCGACAAGAAAACTGGCTTTGGAGGATTCCTATAATGGCTGTAAATTATAGCAAGACTAGCCCATATGCTAACACAGAAACGTTTGCGTTTTTCTTAGATGTAGCAAATATACCAGTAATACCAATGGATCCTAGTGATACTGCGTATCGTATTGATAATATCTACCAGCACCGTCCAGATCTATTAGCCTATGACTTATACGGCAATTCGTCTCTTTGGTGGGTATTCTCGGTACGTAATCCAAATGTTCTACAAGATCCAGTGTATGACTTCCTACCTGGTGCTACTATATACATTCCCAAAAAGGATACCCTAACCGCTGCGTTAGGTCTATAACCCATGGCTTTATTTGATGTACAAACTACGGGAATTATCTATATTGGTGAAGACCCAGTAAGCGGAAAAAATCGATATTATAACCTTGACACCAATTTATCATCATTGAGCGACACAGCTCCTACAGCAGATCAATTAGCACAGTATAAAAAGGAGGAAGCACGCCAAGCACAACAAGAAGCTGCTGCAGAAAAACCACCATCACGATCAACAGCGGACACGATTCAAAAACAAGCTAAAGTCACTGCTATTGCCAACGGCTATGTTAGCAAAAGCAATGATGTTATAGGTACCGCAGAAGTTGTTGTTAATCAAGCAACTCCTACAGAATACAAAGCCGGATTAAGACTCGGTGACGCTTATACTACACCCGAGAAGTCTTTAGCCAACGCTTCAAATAAAAGTGCGTTGATCGCACAAAAAGTTGCTATTGACAAACAAATTATTGCCAATAACGACTTTCTTGCAAAATATGCACAAAGTAGTGATCCTGCGATAAACAGCGCAAGACAACAGGTACAGACATCTACGCTGCAACTACAAACTAGTTATGCTAAAATCAATGAAACCTTAGCAACTATAGATGGTGCCAGTACACCAATTCTAGCTACATCCGCCCCAAATACTCCTACACAAGCTGCGTCGGCCCAAACTACTGCAGCCACACAAGTTACAAATACATCAGCACCAGCAACAGCTGCCCCGACTAAGTTGTCCATGCCCGAATTATCAAAATTAGTTAAAAATAAATCAACCCCTGGCGGCGTCGGACCAGCCACACAAACCTCTGACAAGACTGAAGAGCCCGCAGTGTTTGGCCCAAATGCTAAAAATTATGATTTCAGTAAAATGACTCCTGAGCAGATTGCTGCCACTGGTACTTTAAGCGGAAGCTCATACTCAGATCCGGATGCTGTTGACCTATCTAAAGTACTACCAAATACACTATTACAATACGCTAGCTATACCTATGGACTAAGTCTACATCTGCTGTCGGCAGAGGAATATAACCTGGTAGTAGAAAAAGGTGAGTTTGTACCAAATCGTGTGTTAATAGCCAGTGCTGGTAGATATAATAATACTCCAGGCCCCTCACAATTTATACGCAGTCCTAAATTCAAAGAAGACTTTTATTTTGATGGTCTCAATTTAGAAACATTAGTGGCACCTAATGCGATATCTAGGAATAGTAATGCTATAAAATATGACTTTAGTTTAATTGAACCCTATGGATTTACCTTGTTGGATCGTATTATCAATATCAGCTATGAACTAGAATGTGAAAATTATCTAGACATGCCATATATGTTACAGATAGATTTCTTTGGTATCGATGACACAGGTACGATCGTCGGGATAATTCCAAATACTACAAAACATATACCTATCAGATTAAACAAGATGGATGTTAAAGTAACAGCTCGCGGTACAGAGTATCGCATAGAAGGTGTGCCGTACCATCATTCAGCATTTGATATTACCACAATATCTACTCCTGCAACGTTTGAAGTCGCAGCAAAAAATGTAGGTCAATTTTTTCAAAGCAATGAAACCGCAGGCGATACAACGGATACTTCTGCGCAAAGAGAATCAGCCCAAGGAGTATTATACGCTAGGAACGATGGCCGCTTGGTTGGCCCGAGTGGACAAATTGTACCTGTTAATACCCTTAATCAAAGTCTACTAAGTATCAAGACTAAACGTGAACTAGGATTGATTAAAAGTTTTGGTACTGCTCTGAATAATCACCAAAAATCATTGTACGACTCGCGTAAGATTGGAGTCAATGATACCTACGTGTTTAATTTCATTGATCCAGAAATCGCTGACAGCCCGTTCAATGAAGGTCTAGGAGCAGAGTTTACAACTCCTAAAGATACTGGCATGACAGATATTAGATTTCTTAATGCTATTAAAAAATCAGATCTGGGATATAATACTAATTCATATGATCCCAATCAACATATATTGCAGATCAATGCAGGTACACATATAGATCGCGTGATATCTTATGTGGTCAGACATAGCAAATGGATGACTGATCAGGTGGTAATCCCTGATGGAGAAAAGGATCCGGAAAAATATTTAACAGATCTGGCCGCCAAGAAAGACCAACCTTTCAAATGGATTAAAATTATTCCGTCGATAAAATTAGGTAAGTTTGATAGGATAAGAAAAATTTGGTCTAGGACTATTACCTATCACATACAAAAATATGAAATCAGGAATCTCAAAGTCAATATCGGCCCCGGAGCGACAGCAAAAAATCCAGTTAAATCATACAGCTATACCTATACTGGAAAAAATGTTGACGTCTTAGACCTTGATATTAAATTTAATTTTACATATTATAATGCATTTTCAGTGAACAGATCAGCATTGACTAATGTAGTTCCTACAGCTAATCCAAGCATAGAAACACAAACAGCAAATCCGCAGGGGTGGTATCAGAGTGAACAAGATGCTAATGCGGTTATGCCAATGGTCATGAAACCACAGATCATGGATACTGGTTCTCGTGCCAGTGGAGGTGCCATAACTCCAAAACAAGTTGCTATCACCGAAGCAGAAGCCAGTTTAATGACTAATAGCCTAGCAGACATGTTAATAGTTAAACTTAGGATCCTTGGTGACCCTAGCTTTATCAAACAAGATGATGTATTTTGGAAACCAAAATCAAACGCACAGGTCAGTGAAAATAAAACCAACGCTGATCCTCGACTAACACCCGACGGTAGTCTAAAAATGGACAATGGCATGGTCTATGTAAACTTAACTTTCCGTACGCCGATCGATATCGATGAATCGACAGGATTGATGAGATTTGATTCCCCTGAATTTAAAACCAACGTGAGTTTATTTTCTGGATTATATTTCATAACAGTAATAACCAACGAATTCCGCAATGGTCAATTTACGCAGGTACTAGAATTAGTTCGTCTGACCAGACAGGGTAAATTAGATCATACTACTAACAAAGCACCTACCAGTGATAATAGGAATACCCTTTTAGGGCAGACGGTACAGATGAACGACTATATGCAAGGCCCTAATTTTACTACTCCAGACGTACCTAAGATCGCTCAAGCAGTCGATGATGCAGCACAATCAGCTCAACAACAGGCACAAAATAACGGAAATAACGCAGCCCCTGATGTTAGAACCGCTGAAGAAAATAGTCTAGTAGAAATAAATGCCCTCGCACCAGAAGAACCGATATCAGAAAAGAATTTATTGACAGCAGTTCCGCCAGGACCAGCACCTAGTTCTCCAACCGCAGCTCAACCTGGATCGGTATTTGAAGGAATATCAGCAAGTGACTTACAATATATTCGTTCACAGTCTGCAGCACTTGGTCTTAATCCTAGTGCATTAAACGGATATCTTACAAATAGTCTTCAGGATTATCAACCAAATCTCAGAGCTAAAGTAGCCTCAGACGTGGTCAAACTTAAAGAAATTTTAAGAAAAAGGAATCAATAATAAATGGCAATAGATCAAAGATCAGGTACCAAGGTAATAAAAAATCTACGCAGAGAAGAAGCGATAGCCACTCGTGTTGATCCATATCCTTATATTGGTATAGTTAAAAACAATCTTGATCCTACACGCAGTGGTCGATTACAAGTATGGATACCAGATCTTGGGGCCGCGGAAGATGATCAGTTAAATTGGCGCACAGTAAGTTATGCTAGCCCGTTCATGGGATATACTTCGCATCAACAATCTGCATCAGATCCAATAAACACAGACAATACATTTGAGGGGGTAAATCATAGCTATGGTATGTGGATGGTACCACCAGATATTGGTGTACAGATTATTGTATTATTCATCGCAGGTGACCCAACGCGAGGGTATTGGTTAGCCTGCGTTAATCCTAATCTCAGTCATCATATGATTCCTGCTCTAGCAGGTAGTCCTAATGCTGTTGGAAATAAAGGCGCACCAGCGCCTGTGGTTGAGTTCAATGAAAACGTTGCAGAATATGTTACTAATCCAGCATTCTATAATCTATCAAAACCCATACATAAAATACAAGCTGCGATCTTAAAAGTACAAGGTCTAGATCAAGATCCTATACGTGGTGCTATCAGTAGTTCAAGTCAACGAGAAAGCCCCAGTCATGTATTTGGTATTAGTACCCCAGGTCGTCCTTTGAATGATCCGTTTGATGATTTGAATTATATTAGTAAACTAAATTCAGATACACTACCACCAGAATATTACAAAATTAAATCACGCAAAGGTGGACACGTCTTTGTCATGGATGATGGAGCTACCTTAGGGCAAGATCAACTAGTACGATTACGTACAGCCAAAGGTCATCAGATCCTCATGCATGATTCTAGCAATACTTTATATATTGCACATGCTGACGGAACCAGCTGGATTGAATTAACCAGCGATGGTCGTATTAATGCATACAGCCAAGGGGCATTCAGTGTTCGTAGTGAAAGCGAAATAAATCTACACAGCGATACTAATATTAATATCAATGCCGCTAACAATATCAATTTAAAAGCTGGCAATAAGATACAAGCAGAATCTGTTCGCACTACACTATTAACCGGTAGCCTAGGGGTTGAGGCAAGTGGTGATGCAGAATTTAAAACTGGAAGCCGTTTTAATGTAGAAACGGGTGCTAGCATGAGTCTCAAAGTAGGATCAACCTATGCTCTTGAAGCACAGACTATTTTAAATAATAGTGGTGGTACTGTGGGAGTAGGACAAATAAAAGGTTTTGTTATTGCTAATAAAGATCTAAACACTATTGTCACAGTTGCTCCAACACACGAACCGTTCTATCGCGGAGTAACTCCTGCATTCTTTAATCCTGAAAATGCAGGTTCTGGTATTACCCCACAAGCAGCCTATACTGGGTCAGTTGACGCTATTAAAAATGTTGGTGGCACCGAAGTTAAATCACCAGCTGGAACAAAAGATCTACGTAATCAACCAGATCCTACTGGTACAGTGGGCAATTTAAGCAAAGATCAGATGACAGCATATCTAGCACAGATAGGTAAGAGTGAAAGTGGCGGAAACTATAATACAACTAATCAATTGGGCTATGTAGGCAAATATCAGATGGGATATCAAGCATTGATTGATCAAGGATATGTAAAATCATCGGTGACTAGTAATGCACAATTAGATAACCCTAACTCATGGACAGGCAAAGATGGTATCACTGATAAGAGTAGTTGGCTTGGCAATGGTAGCGTACAAGAAAGCGCCATGATATCCTATACTCAAACCAATTACACTGCTATGGTTAAGAACGGTGCAATTACAGCAGATATGCCACCAGAAGATGTTGGCGGAATGTTGGCTGCCAGTCACCTATTAGGAGCAGGTGGTGCAAATACCTGGCGTAAAGGCGGCGGAGGTGCAGATGCCAATGGCACAACTGGCGATACCTATTTCCAAAAAGGTAAGTTTGCTATATCAGTCTTAGCACCGCAAGTAGCGGCAGTTAAAGCAGGATAAATATCTATATGGCTATCATGTACAGAGGATTTTCTACAGTAGGGCGCACTCGCAAGTTCCGCCTTACAGACTTTGAATTGGTTAAACAAGATTTGATCAATCATTTTTACATCCGCAAGGGTGAGAAACTAATGAATCCTGACTTTGGAACTATTATTTGGAACATAGTCCATGAACCCTTAACAGAAGACCTAAAAAGCGTTATAGTCACTGATATCAAAGCCATTGCTAGTTACGATCCTAGGATTTCAATAGACAATGTTGTGATAACAGAATACGATCAAGGCATACAAGTAGAACTACAACTACGCTACGTACAGACAAATCAAACTAACTTGCTTAATCTACAGTTTAACAATCAAAGCAATACTCTAACAGCAGCTTAATTAACTACACACTTTATTTTCCTGATAAATAGTATTATAACAGGAAAATATCGATGGCGATTACTACAAGACAAAGCAGTTTACTAGTTGCTGAAGACTGGACTAAACTATATCAAACCTTCCGTAATGCGGACTTTCAAAGCTACGACTACGAAACACTTCGTAAGTCAATGGTTGATTATCTACGTTTATACTATCCAGAAGATTTTAACGACTTTATTGAGTCCAGTGAGTTTATTGCCTTAATCGACTTAATCGCTTTCCTAGGACAATCATTAGCATTCCGTGGCGATTTAAATGCCCGTGAAAATTTCATTGACACAGCACAACGTCGTGACAGTGTATTAAAACTTGCACGTCTGATCAGCTATAATCCTAAACGTAATATCCCTGCTAGCGGATATTTAAAAGTAGACAGCATAAGCACAACAGAAACTGTCTATGACAGTAACGGACTTAACCTTGCTGGCCTAGTAATTAACTGGGCAGACAGTGCTAATGATAACTGGCAAGAACAATTTACCGCAGTGGTTAATGCTGGCCTTAATGCCAATCAAGCAGTGGGAAAACCTAGCAATAGTCAACTACTTAACGGAATTACTACTGAAGAATATCAAATTAATCTAGTACCAAATCTAACAGCTACTTATGCTGTTAGTGCATCAATTGAAGGAAGCCAAGTATCATTTGAAGTTGTTAGTCCAACGTCATCAGGACAAAGTTATATCTATGAAACTGCCCCTCGACCTAATAGCAGTTTTAATCTATTATATAGAAATGATAATCTAGGCAATGGCAGTAACAATACCGGATTTTTCTTATATTTTAAACAAGGTGCACTACAAAGCCTAGATATCAATTTCCAAGAAAGCCTACCTAATCGTGTTTATAATTTAAATGTCAATAATATTAACAACACTGATATCTGGCTATACAGCTTAGATAAGAATGGCAATTTTAGTACCCAATGGACCCAGGTTCCTAGTGTAGGTGCTACTAATATTATCTATAATAAAACTACTAATAAAAATATCTATCAGGTTAGTACCCGTGCCGGTGATCAAGTTGATCTAATCTTTGGTGATGGTGCATTTGCTAATATTCCACAAGGTCGTTATAAACTTTACTATAGAGTTAGTAACGGATTGAGTTATAAGATTTCTCCTGGGGAAATGCGTGGTATTGTTGTTCCTATCAATTATGTTAGCCGCACCGGTCGTACAGAAACTATTAATATCCGTGCTAGCTTACGTTATACTGTAACTAATGCAACCACTCGTGAAACAGTAGATGATGTGCGCCAAAAAGCACCACAACAATATTACACACAAGATCGTATGGTAACAGGTGAAGACTATAATATCTTACCTTATACATTATTTAACAGTGTGTTAAAAGTCAAAGCGGTCAACCGTACAAGTAGTGGTGTGAGCCGTTACCTAGACGTTATCGACACTACAGGTAAGTACTCGTCAACTAATATTTTCTGTCAAGACGGTATCTTGTATAGAGACGAAACAGTTAATTCATTTAATTTTAGTTTTAACACAGTCAATGATATCTATAGAGTCGTTAATAATCAAATAAAACCTCTAGCGTCAGAAAAAGAAACTCTACAATTTTTCTATTCTAAATATAATGCCATTGGCGTAACCAATACCTATTGGAATAAATCATTAGACGATGCAGGTATCACTGGTTATTTTTATGATGATACTGATAAAATTTTACAAGTTGGTCAATATGTTGCTGACAGCAAAAGTTATATCAAACAAGGTGCTATCGTAAAATTCTCAGCAGGTACAGGCAAATATTTTGATGCACGTAATACTATACAGTCAGGCACTCCTCGTAATAGCGGAGACAAATACTACATTTATGCACAAGTAATACAGGTACTAGCAGATGGTACCAATGGTGGTGAAGGTAATTTATCTAATGGTAGTGGCCCAATCACATTAAACCAGGTAGTACCATCTGAGGCAGAAGCTGTAAGAGTATTTCCGGTATTTAATAATGAATTCTCGGCAACATTAATTGCTGATATAGTATCATATACACAGGCCTACAAAGATTTTGGTCTACGTTATGATGTAACAAATTCTGAATGGACTATTGTATTACCGGAAGATTTAGATACTGGTAATTTTAGTCTAGGATATGCTGGTAATACCGGTGCAGGCGCACTTGATAGTAGTTGGCTGATACGTTTCCAAACGGTAGGTCAAACCTATACAGTGTATTACCGTGGATTAGAATACGTCTTTGAAAGTGTAAAAGAAACTAATTTCTACTTTGATGATCGTGTTAAGATTTACGACCCACGCACTGGATTTGTTATTAAAGATCAGATCAAAGTGTTAAAAATAAACACTAATCCCGATGATACTAATTCGTTGGCATTAGATTATACCTGGCACATTTATAATAATATTGTTGAAGTAGATGGCTATGCTAATCCAAGTAAAATCTTAGTTACATTCCCCGATAGTAATGATGATGGTATTCCTGATAATCCTGAATTGTTTGAATTATTAGTAAGTCCAGACACCAACGAACAAGAGAAATATGTCTATGTCCAAAACACCTATGGGTATGATAACTTTGTTATACAAACTCCAGTTAGTAATAGTCTAGTTGTTAGCACTTATGCTACATTAATTGCGGCACAAGCAGAAGCTACATTGTATCAAAATGGACAACTGTTTTATATTATTCCTACCGATACATTTTATCAACTAACAGTTAGTGGAGCAAGTTATACTCTTAATGCTGTTACTGGTTATACTGCAAAAATAGGCCGACAGGATTTGTATTTCCAATATAGACACAGCAGCCCAAACAATCGTCGTATTGATCCGAGCCCCAATAATATCGTTGATTTGTATATTCTAACTAAAACTCATGCTACAGATTATCTAGCCTGGGTACAAGATACTACCGGCACAGTCTCTGAACCAATTGCACCTACTCCTGAGATGTTAGGTGTGGATTATAGTAGTTTAGAAAAATATAAGAGTATCAGTGATACAATTATTTACAACCCAGCAAAATTTAAACCTATATTTGGTGACAAAGCAGCTGCATCGTTGAGAGCAACATTTAAAGTTGTTAAAAATTCTAGTGTAGTAGTCAGTGATAATGATGTTAAAACAAGTGTAATTGCAGCGATCAATACATATTTTGACATTGCTAATTGGGACTTTGGCGAAACATTTTACTTCAGTGAACTGAGTGCGTATTTACATAGTGTATTGGCACCCAATATCGCATCAGTGACTATTGTTCCGACTAGTACTAGTGAAACCTTTGGTAGTTTACTACAAATTAATGCAGAATACAATGAGATCATTGTTAGTGCTGCAACAGTTGACAACGTACAGATTATCACTGCCATTACTGCCGCACAGATCAACCAAGCGGTAATTGCATAAGTGATAGATAATATTCAAAAGAAGAGACTATAATGGCCGCAAGAAAGAGTATAAATTTACTACCTGGCGTATTTAGAACTGATGTCAATGACAAGTTCCTGAGTGCTACTTTAGATCAACTGGTATCAGAGCCAGTCCTTAAAAATCTTTATGGTTATATTGGACGTAAGTTTGCTCCCACATTTGCCAATGGTGATAGTTATATCACTGAAGATTCTGCTGATAGACAAAATTATCAACTTGAACCTGCTACAATTATAAAAGATGCACAAGGTAATACTATTTTCCTTGCTAGCTATATTGACTTTCTTGACAAGGTAAAGTATTACGGTGGATATATTAATGATCACAGCAGATTATTTGCCAGCGAATACTACAGCTTTGATCCTAAGATAAGTTTTGACAAGTTTGTAAATTTTGGTCAATACTATTGGTTACCAAACGGCCCAGCTGTAGTACAGGTTAATACCTCGGGTGTTGAATTAATTAAAACATTTGAAGTAATTCGCAACGATAATGAAAATACCTACGATTATAATATTGGTGGAATTAAAAATAATACTCTGGTACTAGCACGTGGGGGCACATATACTTTCACTGTAGATCAAGCAAGTGAATTTTGGATACAAAGTGAGCTAGGCATAGATGGTAAATTAAACGCGACTCCAACCATCAGCAGTAGAGATGTCCTAGGGGTAGAAAACAATGGGGCTATGTCTGGTGATATAGTATTCCATGTACCGCAAAAAGACGCACAAGATCGTTTCCTAGCGATGCCATTGGTAGCAAGTGTAGACTATGCTGTTCCTTTAGCATTCACAAATTTACATAACAGATTGTTAAGCGACTTTATCGCAGACTATCCACAGTATGCTGGCATCACAGGTCAATTGGATGGCAAGACAGTGATCTTCGTTGATCAAGAATCTCTCACAAACTACGGTGAAGAAGCATGGACAGTGGCAGGCGAAACAGACAGCATTACTATAGAATATGATAAAGGTGATGTTGTTGCTGAAGCTGATAGATATGGCATTTGGAAGATACAATTAATACCATCAGGTGATGATTATTTAATCAATGCTTATCCACATCAAAGTGTAGCATTGGATGAAAAAGTCTATGTCAGATACGGCCTAGTAAATGCTAATCAAGAGTTCTATAGAGAATATACAGGATTCTTTGAACGCATGCCACTGATTACCTGCACCTTAGATAATCTATATATACAAGATGGTACACGTGGTGATATCTATACTAAGATTAAGATAGTAGACTATAACGATTTCACCATTGATGTTGAGGATGATATTTTAGGTCTGGCTAATTATACCAGCCCTAACGGTGTAGAATTTACCAGCGGATTAAAAATACAATTTGATATTGATGTTACTCCAGCAACATATCAAAACAATACCTACTACGTAGAAAATGTTGGTGATAGCATCAGATTAGTTGATACTACATTACTAGTAACTCCTGAGCCATTCAATGATGAGATCGCTACCAACTATCCAATACAACAGATAATATTAGACACTGCGACCACTGCCGCAATTCCTGGTGGAACGATGATCACCATTGGTGATATGTCTGTAGAAACAAATACTGAAATAGCTGTAGGATCAATCAAGATCACTACATTTGATTTGGTTACAGATATTACTAAAGGTATGACTGTGACTGGTACAGGCATAGCATCTGGGACAGCCGTATATGATGCATTTGCTGAAACAGTATTCCCTGACTATATTACTATCAAGAGAGATAGTCTAGACTTAAATGCCTGGGCACGTAATAATCGTTGGTTCCATGTTGATGTTATAAAAGCCGCAGCAGGATACAATGATGAGGTACTAATCCTTGATCAACAACTGCGTGCCCAACGACCTATCGTACAATTTGAAGGTGATCTGCAATTATTCAATCATGGTCGCATTGGTAAGAAGTATATTGATATATTGGATACTAATACCACAGATGCATTCAATGAACTCGAAGGACAGATATTAAATGATGGTGGAGCCATAACCTATGACACCACAGTATTCCCAGCAAAGGTTTATTATGATGGAGTATTAGTTGGTACCAATGACCAAGTTAAATTTATAGGTGACGGCTTATTTGGTGTAACGGTGTTTGATGGTATGCGTGTATTGTTTGCCTCAGACCTAGATCCGTTGGTTAGAGATAAAATTTATGTGATCAATCTTGTACAATTTGACGTTGATACTCTTGGATTACCTACAGGTGCTAAACACGTTAAATTAACCATAGCTGATGATGGTGATGCAGATGAGTGGGATTCTGTGGTTGTTAAATCAGGGCAGTATAAAGGCAGTGCCTGGTGGTACGATGGGTCCAATTGGATAGAAAGCCAACAAAAAACTAGTCTACAACAAGATCCGTTATTTGATGTATATGACAATGATGGAAGGAGTTTATCTAACACTGACTACTATCCACGTAGTACTTTTGTTGGTACAAAAGTTTTTGGCTATCAAAGGAGCACATCAGGCACAGATGATGCTGTATTGGGATTCTCACTGGGCTATAGAAGTTTCCAAAGTCAGGGAGATATCCTTTTCTCTAATTACTTTAATACTGATACATTTGAATATGTTAGTGGCCAAACGACCTATACAAAAAATATCAACATTGGGTTTATGCAAGCTATCGTCGATAGAAATACTACTGCTAATAAAAATACTTGGCGCACAGTATCTGAACCTAGTCGCCAATACCAATTAATAACTTTTGAATATGATGGTACTAACAGCCCGTTTGTCTTAGATATCACACCAAAAGCACAATCGATACATAATAATACAAATACTATTCCCTATGTTAAAGTCTGTCAAAACAAAACATATCTTAAACAAGATAAATGGAGTTTAAGTACTGATAACAAATTAACATTATCAACAACATTGGCAGAAGGTGATATAATTGATGTGGAAGTCTACAGTTCTGAAGTTAGTGTTCTAGGTCATTATGGAATTCCATTGAACTTAGATCTCAATGCACAGAACGTTGACATCACAGATCTAACTCTAGGACAGATTAGAAATCATGTGGTAGAATTAAGCAAGAATAGTACTAATATCATTGGTGATATATTAGGGGCATGTAATCTCCGCGACGTTGAATTCAAACAGCAGGGCGGCAGCATTTTACAACACAGTGCACCATTACCATATGCAGAATTATTCCTATTAGACCCACAGGCTAATTTCGTTGATGCTGTACAATTTGCTCAAAGAGAATATAGCAAATTTAAAAATAAATTCCTTGAACTAAGTGCGAGTTTATCAGGAATAGATCCTGCAGATCCTATCGGTAGTGTTGACCTAATCCTTAAACAAATTAATATTAATAAGACTGCATCATCACCGTGGTTCTACAGTGACATGATACCATACGGTACCCTGAAAAATACTATAACTTATACAGTATTTGATCCATTGGTATTAAGCTATGAAATCACTAGTGTGTTCTCAAGTGAGACATTAAGCAACCAAGCAGTGTTGATATATTTAAATGATGAACAATTAATTTTAGGATTTGATTATACTTTTGATGCTAACAGACCAGCAATTACATTCAATGATGTCACGATCACCTTAGCCGTTGACGATATTATAACTATTGTAGAATATGCAAATACCGATGGTTGCTATGTACCAGAAACCCCGACAAAGATTGGTGCATATCCTAAATTTAAACCAGAGATAGTCGAAGATGACACATATAGAACAACTATAAATGTATTACGTGGACATGATGGTAGCATCATTCCAGCATTTGATGACTATAGAGATGATTTTCTATTAGAATTAGAACTACGTATCTATAACAATATTAAATTACCAGATAGTGGAGCATACCAGGACATATTCAGCGTAGTACCTGGTAAATTTAGAGATACTGGATATAGTTATGTTGAAATGTGGAATATATTATCTAAGAGTTTCCTAACCTGGGTTGGAAATAATCGAGTAGGGTTTACTTCAAATGAGTCATTTGAAAGCAATGATCAATTTACCTGGAATTATTCTAGGTTTGTTGATCGTCTCGACGGCGAATATATGCAAGGCAGTTGGCGAGCTGTTTATCAATATTTCTATGATACAATATATCCACATACACGTCCATGGGAGATGTTAGGTTTTTCTACCATGCCAGATTGGTGGGAAGGATATTATGGCCCAGGACCATATACTGGCGGTAATAAATTATTATGGGACGACTTAGAAGCAGGATTGATACGTGATGGTATAAGAGCTACCCAAGACGCCGGCTATGGTCCAGGAATCGATCCAAACTATCGTCGTCTTGGTCTGAGCCAAGTTATTCCAGTAGATGACAACGGATATCTATTAAGTCCGGCACAGGTAATAGCCAAAGCGACCAATGGAAAAAATGCGGCTACCTCTTGGGCGGTTGGACAACTAGGTCCAGTTGAGTGGGCCTGGCGTACCAGCAGTGACTTTCCGTTCGCAGTTCAGCAGGCAGTGGCCATGGCCAAACCAGCCGTATATTTTGGACAGTTCATTGACACGTATAAGATACAATATAATTATGAACTAAATCAATACCTCACGTTAGATAATCATCATGTGAGACAGACTGACATAACATATAACGGTGATGCTAGTTCAGGTACTGTTAGTAGAGGAGCAGGTTATTTAAACTGGATCGCAGATTATTTAAGAAATTTAGGCATAAACCCTAGCACTAAAATTACCACCATGCTTAAAGACTATAATGTCAAACTAGCATATAAGATGGCAGGATTCAGTGACAAGAAATATCTACAGATCCTAGCAGAACAAAGTAGTCCAACTAGCACCAATGCTAGTATCATGCTGCCAAATGAGAACTATGATGTTGTCCTGTATAAATCAACTCCTATTGATAAGATCACATACAGTGCAGTTATAGTTGAAAAAACTACCAATGGCTATAGTGTTAGAGGATATAATCTTAATAGTCCTTACTTTACTATCATACCAAGTGTGGTCAATAACAACGGTTATAAGATCACCGTACTAAACAGTTCTGGCACGGTATTTAACAACTATCAAAAAGTTAAATTAACCATACCATACGGATATGAATTTAAAAATCAACAACAGGTAGTTGATTTCTTAATTAGCTATGAGAGATATCTCGTTGCACAAGGGTTTACGTTCAATGATAGAGATGGTGATCTAGGCGAAACGAGAAACTTTAAATTATCAGTTAAGGAATTCTTATTCTGGGCACAACAAGGTTGGAAAACTGGAAGTATCATAGTAATGAGTCCTGTGACTAATTCTATAAGCCTAACCACTGTTGGTAATATAGTAGATGAGATCACTGATAGCCAACACGGTAGTAAAATAGTAGATCAAAACTTTAATCTGGTAAAAAATACAGGATATCAAATCTTACGTAGCCCTACTGGTTTTAAAGTTACATTAACTGATGACAATGTATTAGCATTAGTTGAACTGAATTTAATACAATATGAGCATGTGTTAACATTTGATAATACCACAGTATTCAACGATGTTGTATACAAACCAGAACTAGGGAATCGCCAGTACAGATTAAAATTAATTGGGCAGAAAACTGATCTTTGGGATGGTAGTCTACACGCACCAGGATTCATCTATAACAGTAAAACTATCCAATCATGGCAGCCAGGCGCAGATTATCTTAAAGGTGAATTAATATTGTTTAAAAATCAATATTATGTTGCTCTTAATAATGTTGCTGGTACTACTGATTTTAATTTTGCCGTTTGGAAACAGTTGTCATCATCAGAAATACAAACTGGATTATTAAGTAACTTCTCTACGATAGCAGTGGGCTCACAAAGCTTCTATGATAGTTATGGACAGTTACACGACAATAACCAACTAGCATATAGTCATGGTCTAATAGGGTATAAACCAAGACAATACCTCGCTGACCTTGGGCTAAGTGAAACAACACAGATTGAATTTTATAAAGGATATATCAAACAAAAAGGCTCAACCAATGCAGTTGATGCATTGACCAAGGCAAACTTTAATAATTTATCAGGCAATATTAGTTTTTATGAAGAATGGGCAGTGCGTACAGGTGAGTATGGCGCATTAACATCTAATCCTTATGTAGAAATTGCTCTAGACGAAAAAGCATTCTCTGTAAATCCAGCTGTAGCAGAATTTGTTGATGCTGGTAACGGTAACAAAGGTGACGGGATAACAATATTTAATAAATCTCAATTATATAAATCTACAGACGGATTCATTGGAAATATTGCCTTAGACAGAGATGCGCACAGTGACTATGACAATGACATATTGACCGCCGGGTATGTTAATCTCGATGATGTATCAACAACCATATATGATATTGCTAACTATGTTGATTTAGATAATCGTCTTGCTGATATAGGCATTGGATATACTATCTGGTGTGCCAAAGATTTTGATGGTAAATGGAATGTATATAGGGTATCTGAAACAGACAACTATGTCACAACATTAACAAATGCCTTAGACGGATATATTACTTGGACTTCAAATAGCCCACACGGGTTAGTAGAGAATGACATATTTTTAATAAAAGGATTTAATACAAATTTCAATGGATTCTATCAAGTTTATTCTGTGCCTGATCTTAATAGAATTACTGTTAAGTATCTAGGTGCTGCGGCTAATTTAGCTGGCCTTAATACTTTAACAGGCTACGGAGTTATATTTACACTTGCTAGTTTACGATTTACCTATATGGAAGATTCTAGGGTCTATGGATTAACACACCCATTGCACAGGTGGCGTGTGGGTGATAAGATTTGGATCGACGATGATGCGGCGACTACAACCACTAACGGGCAATCATATGACTCACCGAGCGGCACCTGGAAAGTATATGAAAAGACCGAATCGTGGTCATATGATCAAACCTTAATAAAATCAAGTTCAGAATATAAAGCCAATGATGGGTTTGGGACTAGTGTAAAACTAAGTTATGACGGATTGCTAGCGGCAGTTGGCAGTCCTTACGCAAATTCTTCACCGTACTATAGTGGAGGAGTTGAAGAAGCCACAGGACGTGTTAATACCTTTGATAAAAACTATGTAGGTGAATATGTAAACGGATTTACCCTAAGACCAGAATCTGGCAATGCTCTAGTAACTATGCGAGAATTTGGTACTTGTATTGATCAAGCTATTGATAAAGTAGCTGTAGGCGCCCCTGGTAGTTATGGTAATATTGGTGTTGTTTATGTCTATAATAGAGTCAACGGTACTACTAACTTTAGTAGACCACAGGTGTTATGGTCTGGTAATGCGGTATATGGAGCCGGTGATAGATTTGGATCTAGTATTTCACTTGATCAACACGGCACCTGGTTATACGTAGGTGCACCTGGTAATGATCGCGTGTATGTTTACGGTTTAAACACACATGTTTCATTACAGCAACAAACAATATCAATTAATGATCGCAATACTATACGTCTTGGATCAAATATCAGTGTCGCTAATGGAGCTATTATTTCAAATCCTAGCACAGGCGCGACGGCTACTATATTATCATATACAGGAAACACATTAGTTGGTGCCAACTGGGCATCTAATCTGATAGTTACCACTCTAACTGGATTTACCTCAGGTAATACAGCGGCCAATGTCTATATCAACAACGTTGATTCTGGGACCTACGCTAATATACTTTATAATATATCAAATACTAGTACTATTACTACTAGCTTTAGTCCCAACGTAGCTAATGCTGCAGAATCATTACTAGTAACAAATTCTAATAGGGTGTTTATTCCTAATTTAGATTATACTCTAAGCGGAAATACAATTACATTTACAGGCAATATAGCTCAAGATGTATACGTAATTACTCAACAACCTTATTACACATTATCAAATACTATCCAAGGACCAACAAGCAGCCAATTTGGTGCTGCGATGGATAGCAGTCTTGATGGTGCACAGCTTGGGGTTGGTGCCCCAAATGCTAATGTTCTTGTTGGTAACACTTGGATACAGGGTGCTGGTGCTGTTTATGTTTATGATCGTGTTATTGAAGCATTTAATTCAACCGGCACATCAGATTATACAACAACAGGTACTATAGATATTGTACACCGTGTTACTATTGATAATGTTGAGGTTGATAATTATTCTGTACTAACTTCTAATAGCATTAGGTTCACTGATCCTCCAGCAATTGGTAAAGTAGTGTATATTGAAACAAATCAGTTTAATCTATTAGAAACATTAGTTGGTGTTAATAGCCTGACAGGAGGCACGGATTCTATCCAAGCTAATGCGGCATTTGGTACTGATCTTACAATTTGTAGTAATAACTGCGCTATCTATGTAGGAGCTCCATACTATGATGCTGGATCTACATATAATACCGGCGCTGTTTGGAAATTCCACAACAGAGGTAGACTATATGGTACCAATAATGGATACACAGTAAATCCAACATTCAAAACTGGTGATAAGATACGACTAGACAACTTTGAAATTACAGTGGCTAATATTAGTACTCCGTCATCTAATGTTGCGTCATTGAATGATTTAGTAACAAACATCAACACCGCCGGTGTATTAGGGGTTACGGCATCAATTGAAAATAATACATTAAGATTAAATTCTGATAAAACTGTTGCAAAAAATCTATTACGTATCTTATCGGGTACTAATACCGCAGGCAGTGCCGGTGTGTATGCGGCAGCAGACATGCGTATATTTGCCTATATGCAGATTATTGTTAACCCATATCATACTCCTGGTGAGTATTTTGGTAATAAAGTTGTTCTAGCGCAAAATGCCTACATGTTAGTCATTGGCAGTGAACGTGGTACGACAAGATCCTATGCTACATTTGACACAGCCTCTACTACCTTAGATCAAACTAGCACAAACTTCTTTGATGGAGTGACGGGTAGTGGTAGCGTTTACATTTATGAATTATATGATGATCCACGTAATGCTGTTGAAAATCCAGGACGATATAGTTTTGCACAACAATTAAGACTTCCTAATGTAGATCCTAATGATCCCAACGATGAATTAAACACAGGAGATAGATTTGGTGCTGCTGTTGATATAATCGGTACTAATATTATAGTCAGCGCACCAGGGGATGATACTTCATTAACAAATGCAGGTAGTATTTACATATTTGCCAACCCAACATTAACCCGTGGGTGGAATTTAATTAGATATCAACAAGATAAAGTTGATGTCGAATCTGTAAATAGGATTTTCTTATACAGCAATTTAACCAACACTATTTTAACTAATTTAGAATTTATTGATCCTGCTAAAGGTAAGATCTTAGGAGTTGCTGATCAGGAAATTACCTACAAGACAGAATATGATCCTGCTGTTTATAATCGTGGTACAAATGCTAACACTAATTTTTATTGGGGTGCCGACCAGAATGGTCAAGTTTGGTGGAATCTTAGTCAAGTTCGCTTTATAGACTACGAACAAGGTAGCTTAACATATCGCAGTATCAATTGGGGTAGACTATTCCCAGGTAGCGTAGTTGAGGTCTGTGAGTGGGTAGAGTCAACAGTATTACCTAGTGGGTATATTGCTGCTGGGTATGATGGCATACCTAAGTATGCTGATGATAGTCAATATGTTGAAATCCTAAGAGTAGATCCAAATACCAACATCATTGGTAGTTTGTATTATTTCTGGGTCACAAATAAAACTAGTCTTGATGCAAATAATCCAACACGTAGTCTACCAATACAAACAGTAGCAAACTACATCAGTGATCCAAAAGGTCAAAGTATTTCTTACGCGGCCATTATTGAGAAAAATGCTGTTATAGTTTATAATGTCGGCAAATATTTATCAGCACAAAATACAATCCTACATCTTGATTATGAATTAATTAAAAACACTAGTGTAATCCATAGTGAATACGAATTAATACAAAAATCAAATCCTATTAGTTTAGTGCCTAATAAGATCAGCGACAAGATGATAGACAGTTTAGCTGGGTTGGATGTACTCGGTCGCGTTGTTCCTGACCCTAAGTTAAGTTCTGCAGATAGGTATGGTATTAGTATCAGACCAAGACAAAGTATGTTTATTGATCGCTTAAGAGCAATGAGTGATCTAATTGACTATGTTAATAGTGTATTGATAACTAAACCTATAACACGACAATACGATTTAACAACATTAAATTCAGCCGAGGAGCGACCTAGTTTTAAACTAGGAGAATATGATCTTGCTATTGCTACTGAAGAAGATTTAAATTATATTGATACAACTACGTTATCTACAGGATATAAAGTATTAGTTGAACAAAATACAACACAGGATAATCTTTGGACCTTGCATGAATTACAAGCGGATGGTACCTGGGATATAGTTAGAATACAAAGTTATAAAACTAGTCTCTATTGGGATTATATTGATTGGTATGCAAGTGGATATGATGATACTACGGTGATTGAATATGTAGTAGATACATTGCCTGACGCATTAAAACTCCCAGCGGCCGCAGGTGATCAAATTTTAGTTAAAGTTAATACCAGTGCGGGAGGTGGATGGAATCTACTCAATGTACTAGCTGACGGATCATTTGAAGTAGTGGGTATAGA